AATTTACAGGATAGGCAAAGCGTTTTAATGAAAGATTGGCAACACGCAAATCCAGGATGGATAGAAGATAAAGACAAAGTAGACGAATTCCATAAACTTTTAGATACAACATATTGTGATGTAAATGATAAGAAAGTTTTAAAGGATATAGCAAAGGTAATAGAGATAGAAAAGGAATAATTTTATAAATTGAATTATTTATATTTATCAATAATGAAATATAAATAGTTTAAAATAATAAAATATATTAATCAAATATATTAATCAAATATATTAATCAAATACAAATGACAAAAGAAGTTATAACTACACAAAATACTCCAAAGGTTTATATACTTATAGACGGTAGTTATTATTGTTTCTATCGTTATTTTGCTTTAAATAATTGGTGGAAGAATGCAAAAGCAGAGACAGAATTAGGTGATGACCCATATGAGAATACGGAATTTAGAGATAAATACAAAAAGGTGTTTGTTGATAAGATACAAGAAATGGCGACAAAACTTAAGATTAAAAAGACATATGGTAAGAAGGTAGAACCTATAATTATTGTTGGTAAGGATTGTCCTAGAAAAGATATATGGCGAATGGAATTAGATAATAGATATAAGATAAACAGGATATACGATAGCAACTTTAAAGGTGGTAATTTCTTCAAAATGGCTTACGATAATGACAGCAATAATGATGACGATAATGATACCTATAATCTTTTTATAAAAGCGGGGGTTAAAGCTATTGTTTCGCATCCAAGATTAGAGGCAGATGATTGTCTTGCTATAACAGCCAAACAAATATTATCGAAAAATCCCGAAGCACATATTTATATAATAACGAGTGATACGGATTATCTTCAGTTGTTAGAGTATCCGCAAATAGAATTGTATAACTTGTCTTATAAAAAGGTTTCTGATAGTAAAACCTATCATGATGATCCGAAGAAGTATTTATTTATGAAGATAGTTATGGGAGATAAATCTGATGATATACCGGGTGTGTTTTCAAAATGCGGACCTAAAACCGCTGAAAAATGCTGGGAAAACCAAGAGTATTTTGAAGAAAAATTACAAAAAGAGAATAACTCTCAAGAGCGGTATGAACGCAATAGAAGATTGATTGATTTTAATTATATACCTAATGATTATAAAAATGATTTTATTGAAATAATTAATAAAGAGATAACATAATTATAGATTATATTTATAGATTATATTTATAGATTATATTTATGTGTGGTATAACTGCTATTATTTCAAAGAATAATACTAATATTATAGATTTTTTATTAAATAGCATTCATCAATTAGAGAATAGAGGGTATGATTCAGTTGGAATATCTTATATTTCACAAACTATAAAATTATACAAAAAGGCTATGCTTAATGGTTATGATTTTATTAAATTTAAGGAAGAATGCTCTAATATATCATCATATATAGGTATTGCTCATACTAGATGGGCAACACATGGAGGTGTTACAGATGAAAATGCACACCCTCATTTATCATATAATAATCTAATATGTGTAGTACATAATGGTATTATAGAAAATTATTACGCAATAAAAAAAGAATTAATAGAAAAGGATATATATTTTAAAAGTGATACAGATACAGAAATAATATGTAATTTACTGGAACATTATATAGTTAATTTAAATTTAGATATATTAGATGCTATAAAGATGTTGATTAGTAAAATACAAGGTACTTATGGATTGGTTATCCTGTATAAAGACAATCCAGATAATCTGTATGTTATTAGAAATGGATCTCCTATATTAATTGGTGAAAACGAAAAGGAGATAATAGTAACATCTGAAATTTCAGGTTTTATGAAACAGGTAAATAACTATATATGTTTAGAAAATAATGATATAGCAATATTAAATAAACAAGGAATAAATACTATAAACAAATATGTTAAAAATAATATACAAAATGAAATATATAATTCTTTAACACCAACCCCATATTCACATTGGATGTTAAAAGAAATATATGAACAACCTGAAAGCATATTAAGAAGTATGAATAATGGTGCTAGAATAGCAGATAATTATATTAAATTAGGCGGAATAAATTATTTAAAAGAATATTTAAATAATATAGAAAATATAATATTATTAGGTTGTGGAACCAGTTTAAATGCGTGTATGCTAGGTAAATATTATTTCAAATTATGTAGTAAAATAACAAATATTCAATGTATAGATGGCGCAGATTTTGCAATAAGTGATATACCGAAAAATAAATATACCCTAATAATTTTTTGTAGTCAGTCAGGTGAAACTAAAGATTTATATAGATGTTTAGAATTATGTGAAAATATAAATAATATAATTACATTAGGAATTATAAATGCCGTAGATTCATTAATAGCTAGAGAGGTACATTGTGGAGTATATTTAAATGCAGGAAGAGAAGTATCTGTTGCAAGTACTAAATCCTTTACATCTATGTTATGTATATTAAGTATGATAAGTATATGGATTAATCAGCAACAAAAAATTACTCAACCATTATATAATTTAATTATAAATAATATGAGAAAACTTCCCCAAGATATAAATGAATTATTTAATAGATTAAAAAATTTACAAAATATAGATAATATTATAAACAAATTAGATAAAAATAGTTTATTTATATTGGGAAAAGGTAAGATGGAGGCAATAGCTAATGAAGGTGCTTTAAAAATAAAAGAAGTTTGTTATATTCATGCAGAAGGTTTTTCAGCAAACTCATTAAAACATGGACCATTTGCATTATTATGTAAAGAGTTTCCAGTTATTTTATTGATTAATAAAAAAAACAAAAATAAATTATTAAACACATATAAGGAAATAGTTTCTAGAGGTTCTTATGTATTAATTTTAACGGAAATAAATGATATAACAGATTATATTGATATAGGAACAAATGATATTATTTATGTTCCTGAAAATAAATATTATGAAGAGATTTTATATACTATAACAATGCAATATTTATCTTATAATTTATCAATACATAAAGGGATAAATCCAGATAAACCCAAAAATTTAGCAAAGGTTGTTACTGTAGAATAAGTTACTTATTCACTATTTTATTACTCGTGTTTTTTACCAGTCATTAACAATATTAATGCTAGTAATCCTAATACTATACCAGCATATTCCTGCTTAGAATATCTTTCGCCGAAATAGAAGAACCCTATCCCAAGAGTTGTTAAGAACATAGCAATATGCCAGTTAATATTTATTAAACCGTATTTAAAATAGTTCAAAGATAACCCAAAGAAAACACCTACTAATGCGTATAGCATTATTCCAATAATGGTTTCCATATTTAAAAAGGATGAAAAAGATAGATTCGATAACTTTTTATTAGGAGGGGTACCTTTTTTTAAGTAAAATTGCGCTGATAATTCCGATAGGACAAGTACTAATAAAAATAAGATAGATTGCATATATAATTACTTTATATTAATTATATATTTAATTTGCATTAAAGTTTATATTTAGTTTGTATTAAATTTGAAAAAGACGGCGATTATTAAATAATTGTTTTATTTTCTGTAAATTACGTCGCGTAGCTTTATTTTTAAGTTGTTTATATATTACTTTGCCACAACCTTTCTTGGTATATTTTTTCTTTTTAATTATACCATTATTATTATTATTTAAAATATAATCATGTTCATTAATATTATTGTTATTATTTTCCAAAGTAAACTGATCCATTATCTTAGTATTTCTAATAATATTACTTAATATATTATTGTTTTCAATCAAGTTACGTATACTATTAATATAATTATTGTTATTATTGTTATTATTATGGTAAATACTTCTTTTACTTAATCTTTTTTTTTTACTTAATTCTCTTAATTTTTTAACATCATCGCGATGTTTACGTGTGCGTTTGCGTCTTATATGTCTTCTAAGTTTTCGCCGTTGGGTTCCTTTTTTACCACCACCCGATTTACTTGATAATCTTGTTCGTAAATCTTTTCTTACTTGTTTTTGAAGTGTTTTTTGCCTTTCTTTCTCCTTCTTTACCTTTTTAAGTGTATCTATAATAATTAATTGTCTATCTTCATTATTTAAAGGGACATCTAATTTTTTTTTAAGAGATAATATATTAGATAATTTTATATATTCTATATATTGTTTTGGATTAGTTCTAAACATTGCTACATTTTCATCCCTTGTTAAATTAATATCTATATCTGGTCGAGTAAAATCTTTTAGTTTTTTATTATTATCTTTTTTATCCTTTTTATCTTCTCCGAAAACGCTTTCATATATTTTTTGTAAATCTTTAAATAATTCTACATTTGTTTTGCTAATTGATATATCCAGTTCTTTCATTTCTTCTTCATCAGGACTTAATTGAACATCAATGCCAACTAAACCTTGATATAAACCTCTATATAATTGTTTTATATCATCTAATCGCGTTTCACAGGTTTTTTCTTTTTTATCACTGGTTGATTTGTTATGTGTTGAAACATTTAATTTTATTAAAATATCAGCTTTTTTTATATCATTTTTTTTATCATATGATGCCTTTGTTATGGTATAATTCACATTATTTATTTTAATTAAATTATTTACTATAAAAAGTAAGTCTATATATATTTTCACATTATGAAGAAATATTTTTTCCTCAACAGCATTTTTATTTTTACTCTTATCTGTATTGATTATTTTACTTTTTTGGTTTTCAAGTAATTTGTTCATAATATCTTTATGAAACATGGCGTAAAAACCATATACATTTTTTTTCAAAAGTTTTTCATCAAGTTTAAAATTAACAGGAACATAAAAAGTCTTATAATCTTTTATATCATCTATTTTGCTATCATAAAACGATTTATTTTTTATTGTTTTTTCATTTATTTTCTCATACTCCTTACGTTTATTTTCATAATTTTTTAATAAATCTATTAACAATGAAATATCATAATTAATATTGTCATCTTTAACCCTTTTACCATCTTCATCTCTTTTATTTAGATTTGTTATTATTTGTATTGTATTAATTTTCTCATAGCGTATTTCATATTTTTTTTCATTTTTTTCTTTGCCTCCTTCTAATTCACTCATATTAATAAACTTAATATATACAAAGATATTAAATTTATTTATTTTTAAATTTTTCTTTTACAAGATCCAATTGTTTTTCATTTTTTTGTTCTTTTGCCTTAGTTAATATATCTAGGGCACTTTGTATTTCTTCATCGCTAATTTTTCCGTCATCATCTGTATCTATTGCATCTTTTATTTTCTTCATTTGATTAGGTAATATACAGAATCTACTTTCTTCGTTAAATAAATAATTAGCCATTATTACAAAAACTGCTGTTATAACCAATGCTAAATATATATCTTTTGTACCCATAAATGCTATAGCAAAAATCAATATTTGTCTTCCAAGAGTATTTCTTAAATATGCTTCTTGAGTTTTACTAAATTTAACGGTTATAAATTTTGAACCAATATTAAGTATTATCATAATTAATCCGGCAAAGAATTTATTAGAATTTAAACCTTCAACGCCTTTATGTACTGCACCAAACATATTAGATATAAGAGTAGGTTTCCCACCCTTCATATTTTTGCGAGCATTTGTATTTTTCCGCGCATTTGTATTTTTAATACTTGATTTATTTTTATTCCTTATAACTTGGGTTTTTGACATATATCTACTTATAATAATATTATATTATTTATTTATGATTGTATGATTTTATGATTTTATCATTTTATTCTTGATATTTTTTTTCATATTTTTCAACATACTTTTTACCTTCTTTTTGTTCCCTTTTTTTTTAATCTTTTTCGCTCCTTCTTGTAAAGCGTCTAATCCCAAATCCACAAATTTTTCTATACCTCTATCTACTAAACCTTCTGCCATTTCTCTACCTACAAACTGTTCTTTTAATCTGGTCCCCATATATGCATTAATCAATACTATTAATAATAAAACAAGAATAGCTCCTAATATATTAAATTTCATTTACAGTATGTATATTATATGTATATAAATAATATAATATATATATCAAATTAATCAAATTAATCAAATTAATCAAATAATTTAAAATCCAAACAACCGTTGTTTTGACATTATATTTTGTTTAATCATATTGTTAAAACCTTCTTTCTTGCGTTTCTTTTTATTATTACTTTTTGTGCCTATATTTTCGTTGCCCATCATTTTTTTAAATTTTTCATAATTTTTAAATGTTTGATATTCTTTAAAATCGGCAAATTCATCAACAGATTCTTTAGTATCGAATGTTTCATGTTCAACGCTTTCGTCGTCGCTTTCTTCATCACTACTTTCATCATCTTCATCGGGTTGTGGTGCTTGTTGTGGTTCTTGTTGAGCTGACTCTAATACTTCAGCATTTTTTGATTTATTATTTTTTCCTGATAAAAAACTGCTAATATTTTTAGCATCTGTAAATGGATTTCTAATTATATTAAAACCTTCTTTTTTTACTGTTAATGTTTTATGTGTTGCTGAAATTAATATAACAGCAACTAATATAATTATAATAAAGAAACTTTTATTAGGTATTTTCATTTAATCTATAGTAATATATTATAAATAGATTAAATTATAATAAAATAATTAACTAAAATAATTAACTAAAATAATTAACTAAAATAATTAACTAAAACATTCGTTTTAAAATTTAATAATAGATATGAAATCGCTAAATATGTTATTTAATTGGATTTTTGACCCTGTGTTTGATTTCAAAGGGTAACTAATTTTTTTTGATTCAGTCGGTCTAATATTATCTTCTATAGTTACTTGTTTTGATAAAGTATTTGTATTTGATAAAGCATTTATAAATGATTCCTTACTTTGTGAGGCCTTTCCTTCTGCATCTGCCTTCCTTTCTTTTTCTGCTTGTTTTATTTTATCATTGTGTATTTTTTTCGCATTGTTATACTGTTTATGAGCATCATAAAAATTTGCTATTATGTTTCCTTTGTTAATACAAAAGTATTTTTGTTGTTTTCCACTATCATTGTCTTTATTATCGTCATCATTACCTGTTAACTCACTTTCTGGAAAACAATCTACACCACAATTTGTAGAACCACCGTATTTATTTTTATAACAATATTTTCTTCGGATACTATTACTTTTATTTGTAGCAGCGCTCGGAGAAAGTTCTGCTGGAGTTCCATATCCCTTAGTAAATAATTTATATACTTCAGAATCTTCATTAATATCCCCATCTGCTTCTTCTCGTTTATTTTTAGTTTCTGAACTCCACTCATAGAATAAGGTTCTTTTATCCTCTAGATTATTGTACAATAATTTTCCTTCTTCACATAAATCAAAATCTTCATGGTTACAATCAACCGCATTTTTTATAGTATTCAAAAAAGTTTCTTTTACCTTTTTATTTTTATTTATTTTTTTATATATAATAAATAATATATAAGCAACTATTAAAATAGCAATAAAAATCGCTACTGCAGATAAAATAATTATATTAGCATTACTATCAGAAATTTTTATATTAAATGATAAGTTCATATAAAATATATTAATATTAATATTTTTCAATAAGAATTAATATTAAATTAAGTAAAGTAAAGTAAAGTGAAGTGAAGTTAAGTTAAGTAAAGTAAAGTTAAGTAAAGTTAAAAAAGATTAAATCCACTAAATAAACCTTTGTTTTGTACACTTGGTCTTGAAACCGGATATATATTAGAGTCTTTACCTCTTATTTTAGAGTCTTCAAATGATATTAATTCAGAACTACTGACCATAAAACCTTCTTTACCACCCTTTCTGTTTCTAAAACCGCTTCTCATATTTGTAAATTGCGATTGCGTGCTATTGCTATGCGCATTTGTATCATCGTTATGGTTGTCAATATTATCGTTGTGATCGGTAATATGGTCTTGATAAGAATCACAGGCTGGACTGGGATTTGTTGGGTCGACAGGCTCGCAACAGGTTGTAGCATCGCAAGTTCCCGTATTACATGTTATATCGTTTGCCTTAAGCGTTTGTCCGACTTGGCAAGGAAAGTTGTTGCAGGTGGGCGCGAGTGGGCACGCGCCATCTCCTGGGGCGCAATCGGTCGCAGCGGGACACGCGTCGCCGTTACCTGACTGTGCTTGCGTCTCGGTGAAGGTGCGCTCCGCGGCGGTCTCGCAGCTCGCTGTGCAGGCCGACCAGGTACCCTCGCAGTTGATGTTCTGAGGAGGAGTAGGGAGAGTGGGTGGCCACCTTTGAGGCGGAGGAAAGCCGGGAAATCCTTCACGAGATACTAGGTGCATAGAGCTAATTAAAACAACCGATGCTAAAATAGCTAAACTGATGTCTTGTATAGCTAAAAATACGATAAGTAAAACAAGGGTTGCTTTACCGAAACAATTAGTACACAAGTTTCCTAAAAATGATGGTTGAAAATACATTAGAATAACTAGAAATATTAGAAGTAAAACATATATATTTAGTTTCATTTTATTATATATATAGAATAATGTTTTTTTTCAGTATCTTTAGATAAAATTAAATATAATTATTATATAATAAAATTATATATACATGTCATTAAATTATTCTGAATGGAACTCTGATAATACAATAAATAATACAACAAATAATACAAATACAACAAATAATAAAAGAAAAACATTAAAGAAATTGCCTAGTTTAAATAATTTACTAAATAATAAAAAAAGCGAAGACGCTAGTAATTCTAATAAAGATAGTCCTAAAAACGAAGATGTTGTTTCAAGCAATGTATATATGATAGGCGGTGGCGACGAAGATGATAGTGGATTAGCGGATTATAAACCAAGTTTTGATCCACCTCCACCACCACAATTATCCAAGGTAGGTCAAACGAAGCATGTTTTAAGCGCAAGCGATGATACAATAAACCCCGAAGATTATAGTCAGTTAGATGCAATTGCAAATGACCAATATTTAAAAAAATTAATACCAGGATATAACGGTAATGGTGAGATGCCTGGTCAAATGCAAGGCTTAATGCAGAGCCAGATGCAAGGTCAAATGCAGAGCCAGATGCAGAGCCAGATGCAGATAGGCAGCGAGAATAATTTATCAGACAAATTAAATTATATGATACATTTACTTGAAGAAAACAGAGAAGAGAAAACATCAAATGTTGTTGAAGAACTTATATTATATTCGTTTTTAGGAGTATTTGTAATATTTGTATTAGATAACTTTGTAAAGATAGGTAATAAATATACTAGATAATTTTAGAGATAAATTTCAAGGAATAAATTAAATTTCATAATAGTTTAATTTATTCAAATAATTATTCAGGTCTTCTTAAAACATATATATTTTGATTTTTATAACCGGCGGCATCTAAAGGCATTCTTTCAGTAAGAATATATCCACAAGATTTAGCAATAGCCAATATTTCTGCTTGTTTAGGAATAAATAATTTATGTTCATTTTGTCTTATTTTACCGTTTGGTAATAAGAAGGTTTCTGTATATGTAGAAAGATTATTGTTATAGTTTGTTTTATAATCAGTTTTGTATTCCAGATTTGTTATATTTTCAGAATCAGGATTTACTAATTGTTTTAATTCAGGATCATTAATAAGTATATTAACAGGTTTTTTTGCTATATTATTTTTATAATTTTTACCATCTGTATCTTTAATATTTGATATTTTATCAAAATTATCACGGTTAACTAAATGAATTATTAAAGAACCGCCAGGCAATAACCAGTTATAACAATTTCTGAATAGTTGTTCTTTATCACTAATATAGTAAACAGTAAAATTAAGAAGTAATATATGAGAAAAGGTGCCTTGATTAAATAACATAGAAGAACCCATACCTACAGCATTTGATTGTTTAAATTTACAATCAGGATAATTAGATTTGGCAAATTTAACCATGCTATTAGATTTATCAATACCTAGACAATCAATATTATTTTGTTTCAATAAGTTAGTATTTTGTCCGGTTCCTGAACCGATATCAAGTAATCTACTAGTATTATTAATTCCTACAACATCAGACTGGAATAAAGATTTTATTTGAAAATCATTTAAACTATCGTTGTTCATGATAGTATCTACCATATTAGCATAAAAATCATCATATATATCATCGTCTCTATGTATGGTAAAATTTTCTCTTCTTATAATCATTCCCTCCTTTTGTCTGTTGTTAGGCATAACAAAATTATAAATCAACATAAGCGTGATAATAATTGATAACATAGCGAGTATTTTCTGTATTTTATTAAATTTATTAAATGCATTATTAATACTTTTAGGAAATAATTTCATATATATATTAAATTATATTTATATATTTGATATAATTTAATTATGACCGAAGAAAAGCAAAACAAAGAATTAGATAATCATTCAAATATTGAGATAAATGATATTAGAATGATAAAGGATTTCAGAGGAATGACATTTTCTAAGTTTCAAAAGTCTCAGGTTAAAAAAGAATTACTAAATAATATTTACAAAGGTAAGTTAGAAAATACTATATATTGGTCAGCAGAACTAATATGTAGTGGTAATTTTATGGAGTTATGGGAAATAATATTACAATATATGAGTAAATATATTCATATAGGTAATCCTAAATTACCAATATATGTAAGTATGCGATTTGATAATTTCAGAGATATAATAGACAGTGGGTATATAGGAAATGAACTTTCTATGCGAAATAATAGTAAAATAAGGAGAATATTTGCTGAATTGCTTTGCATACTTGCTTTGTCAGAAAAGCGACATAGTTTTGAACAGATAAAGGTTTCAACAGATGATTATGATATGACAACATTATCAGAGAAATTAAAGGCACCATCGATTGATTATGTTAGAGACGTATTTAAAAAAGGTGATCCAAAAGAGTTATACATAGCATTAAATGAATTAACGTATAATTTATCCGAAGATGCTAATAATAGCGTAGCCGTATGCTACTGGATAGAGTGGATATCAGAATTTGATAATCTATGTAAAAAGCGCAAAGAAAAATGCGAATGTGATAGACGTGAATTTGCAAAGGTAGATTCTAAATACCAAAAGGATGTGATATGGTTAGTATGGCACGCTATTTTATCGCGCACATCCGAGGCACCAGATGTAATTAAAAAAATAATCAAGTCATTATTAAATCTATATTGTTTAAAGTATACGCCAGCTGTAAAGCGTCGCAGAAAATACTTGCTTTATTTTGGCGCAACATTATGCTGCGAAAACAGAAGCATAAATATCAACAAACCAATAACAAACCAGTCTGATAAGGTTTTAGTAGAAAATATCTGTAAAAAGGTAGATGTTGTCTATAAGCAGTTAAAGAAGAATGAAGAAGCCCCGAAAACAGATTATTTATTTAATAATAAAATAGGTGGTGGAAAAACAAACGTGCAAAAAACCGTGGAGAAACTAGACCAGATAAATAAGATGGGAAATATGATTATCAGAAGCGATGTATAATATATGCTAAGGAAGATTTAACAAGGTTTAACAAGATTAAAAAGGTTAATCGTAAAGTGTAGTATGTATGCCAGGTAATCTATATGGTATTTTTATTTTTGTTATTATATCACACGTATCTTTGTTAATTATATATAAAAATGTTTGGGTATTGTCGTGTGAGAAGTATAGTAACATATTTTTATACGGGATTATTTCATTAACTATATTACCCGGTATTTCTTTAGTATATGCGTATTCTGTTATTCTATTGAAGATGGTAACCTCTGGTTTATTTTCACATCCGTATCCTATTAATTCATGTGCAATACTATGTATAAAATCGATTTTAACACCAAGATTTTTAATTTCATCTATTTTTTTAGATTTGATGTCTATAATATGATAATGAAGTTTAACATCTAATTCTCCATCTTTTGCTAACCAATCTAAGAAATTATATATATGTGGAACATATATTTTATATTTGGTTCCTTTATCTTTATCTTTATCTTTATCTTTATCTTTATCGTTATTTTCAAAATTAATTTGCTCTATTTTAGGTATATGAAAAATATCAATATATTCATTTTCTTTTATCTTGCTTTCTATTTCAATAACATTTTTATTATATAAATCATATATCAACCATTTAAATTTGTTGCTTTTGTAATCAAGTGGAAATTTGCTTTTGTTTAATAACCATTTATCAAAATTACCAAAACCTGTACTTGATAGAGGAAATATTAAATATCTTTTACAAGGTGTGATTTTGCCTGTATGAATAAATAACGGTCTTTTATCGGGTATCCAAGGAATAACAGTATCATTGTATTTAAGTGGCTTTAAAAGGTTAGACGGAGTATATGAAAATCTAGTATATTCATCTAATAAATGTGCGGCCATTCTAGTTATTGTATCAGACCTTTTAATTATCTTTAATCTACCTTCTTCGTTAAAATCTATTTCTAACGGACACGATGTTTCCTCTAAAGCATAATATTTCGATAAATATTTTCTAACAGCAATATTGCAATAATTTGAACTCATAAAATCAGGTTTAAATATACTGGCAAGTGAATATTTGTTAATTATTTCAATAAAATCAGGATCAATTAATTTACCTAATGTAAAAGAATTCTCTGTTTTTTCTAATAATAATTCTGATACTACAGTAGTATTGTTATTAATTAAATTAACACATGTTATATGTGCAGGTCCATCTAAAGTTGTTTTTTCTCTATATGCTCTTTGAGGTCCATTTAAAAACATTTTTTTACCCCATAATGACTTAGGAACCGAACCTGTTATAATAACGCTTTCTGCAAATGGAGATAATATAGAAAAATACAGAAATACTAGGGTTTTTATAAAACTAATCATTATAGATACAATATAATATTATTTTTGATAATAATAAGATTATATAAGATTATATCAACTAATATTTAAATTATATTAGATTATGATTATATTTATATTGTTTTATCTAGAGAGCGTCTGTCGTATGCATAATATGTTATCCAAGTAGTTGCTGCTAATAATATGCCTCCCCATAACGTATCTATAAATACAGTACCAATAGTCCAATCCTTAACTATAGCATAACTGGTTAATTCATAAACACCATATACCATTATACCTAATGCAAAAGCTGCACTTACGCTTCTACGCGGTGTTAATATAAAGAAGTTTAATCCAAATATAAGAAGAATATAGCATAAAGCAACTGGTAATATTTTTACGGTCATTTTTGAACCCTGTATAGCGGTAATTAATTTACCATAATGATTTGCACCGAAAAAATATAGATATATAGCATCTAATGCTAATAAAACAACAATACTAGAAGCAAATATACTGTTCGCTTTATTATTAGACATTACGTTTTCAATTTTAAACATCGATTGAATTAATATATATTACAATACTATTAAAATATTTTAGTTGCATATTATTTGGATGGTATATGTTTTTCGGATGGTATAAGTTTTTCGAATGGTATAAGTTTTTCGCAAATTTTACAAATATTAGAACATTCATGTATAACAGGATTATTATATGTTTCAATGCAACAAAAATTATTATCTTTATTTTTTTTATCTAAAGATTTTTTATCTAAAGATTTTTTACATTTATTATTAATCATTATTTTTATTATTAATCATATATTATAGTTATTATTTTAGTTGCTTTAAGTAAATAAGTAAATGATTTATTTATGTCTATAATATCTTAACTCTTGATATCCATTTTTAAAGTTCCATTTAGAACTAGATTGACCTCTTAAATACCAAGTTTCATCATTATTTATTTTGGATTTCCATTCAAATTTCTCTAACCTATTATTGCTTTCACCGTCAAATGCATAATCGTGATTGTTAAGAGTTATTACGCAACCAAAATGGCGCGTGTCAGTAGTTCGTATTAATATAGAGTCTAATTTATATTCCGCTAATTCATATGTATTGTCAAAACTAAGGGTTAAAGGTTTTTCAACAATGCCTGAACTACCTGGTTTTTTTTTATCATCAGGTATTTTTACAATAATTAACTCAGGATATTTATCTTTGTTATCTGAGAATATTCGTTTTAATTCTTCCCAATCATCGTTAGATATAACAGGATATATATATTCATATAAATTACCGATACTACTATTATTTTGTTGTAAATAATTTATAATTGTTGCATGCCATGATGTAGGATTTCCTGGTTTACCTACATCAACAATTCCAGACATATTATCATGTATAATTTTATCTGGTATATTATCATAAATTTCTTTGATAATACTATTTGTATTTATATGATAAGCAAGTTCATCGCCTTGTAAAGCAGATTCAATTGCTAAATTAAATAAAAAGAAGGGTTTTGTTAAATTAGACGGCATATCTGTAAAAGATGACCTATCGGTTTTAGGTAGCATTCCACTAATCATATATTGTCTTAAATATCTCATAAATTTTCTACCTTTATCGCTTATATAATATACCATAAAACCACAATTAAACCAGCAGTTGCTCGCATACTGTTTAGGTGCTATGATATTATTGGGGTCAATAGTTTTAACCATTGCTAAATTTTTCAACATAATTTTTTTAGCATCATCGGTATCCCATTTAACACACTTACCATTTTCTAATCTAATAGTAGGATTTTTTATATAATTTTTTATCGTTGTTTTGATTGTTCCACGTTGTTTATTTGCAATACATAAATGATTTAATTTTGTTCCTCTTTTATATGTTATTAATCTTCTGTTTATAGATGGTGAAAATGATTTTAATGTTTTATTATTAATAAATCTTGATTGTTTAGATTGTTTAGATTGTTTAGATTGTTTAGATTGTTTAGATTGTTTAGATTGTTTAGATTGTTTAGAAGTTGTTTTTCTCCTTGATTTTTTTTTATATGTCATTATTATACTTAATATTAATAGATATTTTATATTAATATAAAATATTGTAAAATTTATATA